TCTATCTGTAGTTTATTACTTTCACCACACTTTGGACATGACATATCAATATCATAATCCTTACCATATCCTAAGATTCTAGCTGCGATCATAATTGCGTTTTTATCACCAACAATAATATCATCGTATGATACATCGGTAACTAATAAAGCATTGATTAATGTATCAATAACTTTACCTTGCCTAATAAGATTTGCGGAGGTTAATATATCCTCTTCTCTCGCGGTCATGTATTTTAATTCTACTTGACCCGAAGCTAAAGGGTGGTTTGCTGGATAGAACCACCCTTGGCTCGGAAGATCGATAAATTCGGTTGGAAATTTCTTTTTGTCTTGTTGTTTAGCCGTAACTTTAGTGTTTTCGCTCATAACTGTTTTCCCTTTATTTTTAATTTAATATATGTGTATTAATATATTAGAACTGTAGTATTGCATAGTCGTATGCTAATGTAATTGAAAGCATCAACGCTCCATCTTGACTCCAATCTAAACTACCTTTAGCAGTTGATTGTACAAATGCGCCTTTCAATGTCCATTCTTCGACTTTGTCACCTACAGGACCTAATACATTAAATGTAATGTCTTTCTTATAGAAATCAGCATATCCATCACGTCCAGTAACAGATTCATGAGATAATCTAACCCATTCCATTACAGCTTGTGCTGCAGAAGGAACAACTGGATCATATAGTTCACATGTGATTGTACCCCAATCAGCTTTACCTTTTAGTTTTCTCTTAACATTGATATGATCAAGTGTTACGTCACCAAAGGTTACTGATGGTCTGTCAATTTTTTTAATTAAATATGCAGGAATACCATCTATATACATGATAAACCTATTTTGTGTCTTCGGTTCGAAAGCCGTGAACATTGCTTCTGTTGGGTCGATTAATTGTGCCATTTTGTCTCCTCGTTTATTATGTTACTACACATATAAGTATGTAGTTATATAAAAAGTATCCTTTTTTCTGGTGTTATTCAGGGAATACAGCTCCTGTTGGTAATATGTTAAAGTCTAGTATAATAAATTCTGCTGATTTAGCTGGTTGTAAGAATATCTCACCGATCATTTGATTTCTATCAATTACATCTGGAGTATTATTTGATGCATCCATTATTACTTTATAAGCATAAAGACCTTGTCTTTGCTGAATACTTTCAAAGTATGGATTAGCTATATTTAAGAATCTATTTCTTGTTGCTGAAGTGTTGTTTTCAAATACTAAGTATTTAGATGCAGATGCAATAAATTTCTTAGTTGCTATTAACAATCTTCGTACGTTAATTCTATCTAATGCAGATGGTCTAGCTTGTAATGTCTTTTGACCCCATATACAGATACCTTCCTTAAATGTTGCAATTGGATTTACTCTACCTTCATATAAATCGTCACGCTCTGCATGTGTTAGTCTAGTAGGTACATCTAAAGCTTCTGTTAACAACCCTCTGTTTAATCCAGCTGGTGCAAACCATTCAAATGATACTTGATCGTTTTTAGATATTACACCTGCCATTACTGTTGATGGTGGTACCCATACTGGTTTGTTTTTATCAGTATCAAGTATTTTAACCCATGGCCAGTAAGTAGCTGTATAGTTAGAGTCTACTGGTTTAACAGTATTAACAACTGTAGATATTGTTGTTGTATCAAGCCCTACACCATCCATAAGGTATAATGCATCTCCTCGATTTTCACAAGTGTTTTTTGCATGAGTAGTAACTACAGAGTGTAACCTGTGGTTAGGTCCTGGTGTTACCATTAGGTTAATATCATATTCGTCTGGATTTGATACTGCGTTAATCGCTCGTTTGTATGCTTTAGATCCATCTTTTTCTGCTGTTGATAGATCGTAACCTAACATGTTAGTTGCTTCTATATCTTCACCTTTCGCGATGTAACGTGCTGGATTTTGTCCATCAAATCCACCTTGGAATGGTATAATAAACTTCTTAGTTGATAAGTTGATTGTAGACCCACCTGGTGTAATTGCTGTTTCATCTGTAAGAGCTGCATTTAATGAAGCAGATGGATGTTGGAAGCAATGTGATAAGTTAAAGTGCTTGTTATTACCAACAATTGCGTCTGTTGCAGGGATTGGTAATAAGTAATTAAGGTTATCTTTATCTAAATAATCAAATCCGTAATGAATGTTTTTATTATAAACATTATCAGCTATTTGTGTCTTTTTGATTTTATGCGTTGAGTATGTAGTAGATTGTGCTTTTGTATTAGTATGTCCAACAAATGATGCAGTTGGCATAGTTCCTACTGCTAATACTACTGGCTGTTTAAGAGCTTCAAATCCGAAAGGAACTAGATCTGGTGAGATAGCTTGATCTTTAACATCCTCAGGTACTTCAACTCTAACATAATTACTTAAGTTAGGATAATCACCATATACAGTAATCTTACCATTTGCATTTACTGACTGGTAACGATCTCCTATCACTCTAGCAATGAAGTTAGGTGAGTTAGGATCTAAAGTTAGGTTATTCCACTGTTGTAATATATGTGGTCTTAAATCTTTATCACCTGATTTACCGTAAGGTGAGTTAGCTGCATGAATTGTTCCATCTAAATCTACACGTCTTAATGCTACACTAAACGTACCATAATCTGATCCTGCTACTGAGTCTGCAGTTTTAATATTACTAATTGCTACTTTGTATGCATAATTTTCAGCTGAACCGTGAGATCTAGTATGAAGTTTGAATAGTTTAGTTGTTTTAGGTGATACATATGAACCTAAATTTTGTGATACGATCCATGGTGTTCTTGCTTCATAAGCGTTATTAGCACCGTATGCTATTACATAGTCATTATCAGCATTTGATACTGCTGTAACTAATGTAGGGTCATCACTAAATGATCTTGATGCATAATTCTTAAATAACATGTAATTGTATACTGGTTGAGTCCTCGATTTAGGTGTAAGTCCAAATACACTACCTATCCAATTTTCAGCTGTTGTATCTACTGATCCTGAATATGTATATGGTAAAGCTTGACCTGTTAAGAAATTACCTGTAGGTGTATAAGGTGTAGCTCCACCTGCAGTTAATTTTAAATCAATTTGAGATGTAGCAGTAAGTAGTGATGGTGTAAATGTAGCATCTGAATCTACTTGTGTTGGATGTAGAACTGCAATTAGTTCATTTTGAGCTGAATCTAATAAATCATGATCAACTCCTCCTGCGAATTGTGTAGTAATAGTTGTATTAGACATAGTAGCAGCTGTTGAATTGTCTGCTGCTGTAACTGTAATAGTTGTGTTTCCTGCTACTCCAATTACTGTATTAGTTATTGTTACAACTCCTCCAGTTATTACAGCTACTAAAGTACCATTATGACCTGATGAATGGTTTATACAATCTCTAAGCGAAGCTGCTATATTTGCTACATCAGAATCATTTCTATTAAAATGATTACTTCCAAGAGATTCACTAGCTTTAGCTATATAATTCTTTGTAGTTCCTGCTGCATCCGTAATATCTAAACTAATATTATCATCTTGTGGTTGACCTGTGAATGTTACTGTTGCTCGGGCGGCAACGCCATTTGCTCCAGCTAATGTTATACCAATCATCGTAGGTGTGTAACCTGATAATCCAAGTACACGTACAATAGTAACTCTACCTGCACTCTTTAAATACGATTCGACTGCATAAGGAACGTAACTATCTAAAGTCTTTGGTCCAAATACTTGTTCGAATTCTTTAAAAGATTCTACAATTACTGGTTCAAATGCTGGACCTTTTACTGTTGGTCCTATTATTGCTGCGCCTATAGCGGCAACACCTGCTGGTAAGAAAGATAAGTCTCTTTCTCTTGTAAATACACCTGGGCTAACTATTTTTTCTGCCATTTTCTATACTCCTAGAGTTTATGTTTTAATTCTATTCAGGGAATGCTGCACCTGTTGGTAAGATGTTAAAGTCTAATATGATGAATTCTGCTGCTTTTGCTGGTTGTAAGAATAATTCACCTACCATTTGATTTCTATCGATTACATCTGGTGTGTTATTCGTTGCGTCCATTATTACTTTAAATGCGTACACCCCTTGTCGTTGTTGTACTGATTCTAAATACGGATTAACAATATTTAAGAATCTGTTTCTTGTTGCTGAAGTGTTGTTTTCAAATACTAAATATCTAGTAGCAGATGCAATAAATTTCTTAACTGCTATTAATAATCTTCGTACATTAACTCTATCTAATGCAGATGGCTTACCTTGAAGTGTTTTCTGACCCCAGATACATACACCTTGTCCAGGGAATGTAGCAATTGGGTTTACTCTACCTTCATATAAATCATCTCGCTCTTCATGAGTCACTCTATCTGCAGTTTCAATTACTTCAGTTAAAGATCCACGATTTAATCCAGCTGGTGCAAACCATTCAAATGATACTTGATCATTATAAGCAATTGCTCCTGGAACAACTACTGATGGTGGTACCCATACTGGTTTATTAATATCTGTATCTAGTATCTTAACCCATGGGTAATAAGTTGCTGCGTAGTTAGTATCAAAAGCTTTTACTGTATTTGTTACAGTTGCGATTGAATCTCCGTAGTTAGCTGCATCCATTACATAGAAAGCATCTCCACGTTCTTCACAAGTATTCTTTGCGTGAGTAGTAACTACAGAGTGTAACCTGTGGTTAGGTCCTGGCGTTACCATTAGGTTAATGTCATATTCGTCTGGATTAGCAACTGCATTAATCGCTCGTTTGTATGCTTTAGATCCGTCTTTTTCTGCTGTTGATAAATCAAATCCTTGCATGTTTGCAGCTGATATATTAGTATCTAATGCTACAAATCTTGAAGGATTAAATCCGTCAAATCCACCTTGGAATGGTACTATAAACTTCTTAGTTGAAAGATTTATAGTAGATCCTCCTGGTGTTATTGTTGTTTCGTTTGTACCAGTTGCGTTTAATGAAGCAGATGGGTGCTGTTTTTCATTACTTAAGTTAAACGCTACATTAGCTCCTGCTGATGCATCTTCTGATGGTATAGGTTTTAAGTAATTATGATTATCTGCATCAATATAGTTAAATCCGTAATAAACATTCTTATTATAAACATTGTCTAAGATTTGTGTTCTATTAGATACTTTGATATTCGTTTGCCCAATAATTGATGATGAAGGACAATTTGTTACTCCATTAGTAGTAGTTGAAATTGGATCTTTAATTGCTGCATATCCAAATGGTACTAAATCTGCAGATATACCTTTATCTTTAATATCTTCAGGTACTTCTACCCAAATATGTCGTGATAAATTAGCATAATCACCTTTGATAGTTACTTTACCGTAAGCATCTACAGATTGATATTTATCACCAATTGCTCTAGCAATAAAGTTAGGATTATCTGGATCTAAACTTAAATTATTCCACTGTTCGATTACTTCTGGTCTTCTGTCTTTATCACCGTTAGTTGAAAATGGTGATAACTGACTATGGATTGTACCACTTACATCAACTCGTCTTAATCTCATTGAGAATGAACCGTAATCACTACCTGCTAC